CAAGCACAAGGCCACGCTTGAGAAAATGATCTATAGCGAAAAGTGGGACGAGTATGCCAAGATCTGGCAGGAAAATCCCGAAAAAGAAAACCTCTATCCTTGGGACAAAGAGCGCCCAGTAGCCTTGATTCCGCCTCCAGCCAAAATGGAAGAAATGGACAGAAGGCGAAGACTTGAATGCATCAAGGGCTTCTCCATGTATTGCTCTGGACGAACCTTGCGGGATATTGCCGAAGAACTAAAGGTTAGCGAGTCTACCGTTTGCTTATGGCGCGATACCCAGCGATGGATTCAGTGTCGCGAAAGATTGGTCAATGAGCAGTCTCCAGCCCCTTGGGAGGATGACGGAGTTCCAACCTTGATGTCTGAAATCACGGCTTCCTTGGAAACCATGAAGAAGTCTATAAAGTTTTTGACTGGAAAAGTATTGGTCAAGGCTGCTGACGCCGCGCAAGATCTGGATGGTATGGAAGCTCTTGGAATGATGAGAAACATCAAACAGCTTGCAGAAGCCGCATCGATCAACTTCTCTGAAGGCCCGAATCAACAAAATGCAATTCAGATAAATATTGCAACAAAGCTAGAGTCCATGAAGATTCCCGAAAACTCAACCTATGAAGCAGAGCTTGTAATTAATGAATAGTCCGAGATTCTGCTATTCCAGTAAAACCAGCGTACCACCACAGGGTTGGTGGGTTAAGTGTCCAATCGTAAACGAACCAGTTTATGGAGGCGACTTTTGGGATATGGTTGGAAACTGTGAAAAGCTTTTGGTTTCCAAGGAAATTACACCACCCACAGATTTTGTGTCACAAATAGAACACAATCTTTGTGAAAGAATGGCTGGAAATACAAACTGCGTTCCCTGCTCTCAGGAGAAACAAAAACTTGGTTTTTCCGAGATTGTTCGGTGGGTTAGGGCCATGTATCAATTCGCGGTTAACGGAAAGTTTGAGCTTGTGCCGCAAGAAGAGGCGGAAAGACGGGCCCAAATTTGTGCAGCATGTCCACATCAAATTGCCACAACTGGATGCTGGGGATGCAAGGGCATTGCTGGAATGCTTCCGCATATCGCAGGAGCCAGAAAGACCTCATACGATTTGCAACTCAAGGCTTGTGGAATTTGCGGTTGCTACAATGCTGTAAGCGTCCACCTACCCGTTGATGTTCAGGGCGGGGAAAATCTAGAATTTCCAGACTTTTGCTGGAAGTCTAAGCCGCCTCAAATCGGGTAATCGCCTTGTTGAATATCATGTTGGCCACACCTGTCGGGCCTTCACGATGCTTTGCCACAATGAATTCCATGGTGGGATTTTGGCCATGATCAGCAGCCTCTTCGCTGTGGAGCATGATTACAATGTCCGCATCCATCTCAATTGCACTTGATCCCTTAAGATCGGCCAAGCTTGGGCGTCCTCCGCGCTTGTCGGGGTCACGATTAAGTTGGGCCAAAACAAGAACTGGAACCTTAAGTGTCTTTGCAAGATCCTTGATGCCGCCACTAATCTCTTCCACCTCGCACACGCGATTTTCTTTTCCACGCCGACTATCTCCCCTGACAAGCTGAAGATAATCGATAATGATGAGATCGAGCGGTTCCCGCTGATGGGCGCGACGAGCAACGGCCTTTAGGTAGCCAATTGATTTGGCGGAGCTATCGTCACACAGAATCTTGGACTGCTGGATCTCTGTTGTGGCCTGTGCCAAGGCTTTCTTTTGTTGCGGGGTTACCGTCCTCGCGAGAATGTCTGCGGCTCGCACACGCGCACGGGAGCGGATAAGACGCTCCATCAGGGCAACGCTGGTCATCTCCAAAGAGAATACCAACACTCGTTTTTGTTCATTAAGAGCCACATGCTCTGCAATCTGCATGGCGCTGGATGTCTTTCCGACTGCTGGACGGGCAGCAACCACAACCATGTCTCCTCCACGCATTCCAAAAATCAGCAAATCATCTACTGGAGTCAATCCAGTACGGATGCCGACACAGGGCTTCCCAGCAATCGTTGATTCAATATTCTGGGCAGCGCGGTCTAGGGCGTTGACAATGGAGAGCTTGTTTCCGTCATCAATCTCATAATCGGCTCGCATTACCGTGGTTTCCGACCAGTTCTTGAGTTCCTCGACCTTTAGTTCGCGGTCTCTGGCCTTGTGAACCATGTCATTGGCCAAGTATTCCAACGACCTTCTGTATCGGGCTTCTTCCAGCTTCGGATAGTAACGCTTCCAGTTGTTGTGGGCTACACACGAAGTTGCCACTTCTGCAATCTTCTGTTCACCACCAATGATATCGTATTCGTTGGCCGCTTCGATTTCCGACTTAACATTTATGATGTCGGCTTGCATCCCCTTGGCGATAGCCCGCATGATCGCCCGAAAGATGATCTTATTCTCCTGTAGGTAGAAATGATCTTCCTTAATTGATAGAAGGATCTCGCGTTGATCCTCTGTCGGCGCATGGCAGAGGCAGGAAAGGATTGCAGTTTCAGCCGAGGGTTCGTGAATGACTTCGTGCATAGGAAGCGTTAGACAGCCGATTGGGCTTTTCGTTCACGCTTTCTTTCCAAAATTGCCATCATGGCCTCGCGCCTGCGCTGGCGCTCTTTTTCGCTGATTTTTCTCTTTTTTTTCTTAGTAGCTTTTGCTATACTTTTTATTTCGATGGGAGATTTTGTTACCTCTGTTTTTGCCTCTGTAGTTTCTTCGTTTGTAACAAAGTGGTTGATGGCCATGCGGTGGAGCGAGCCGTCCTTACACCCGTGGATTACCACGGCTTGGCTGGAGATAATTCGGTCTGGGCAAGTAACCCCCTGAACCGCTTGAGCCTCTGGATCTGCGGCAAAGAATACAATCTTTCCGTCTTTCCATTGATAATTGACGCTTTTCCAGTAGGTGCGAATGAGTGGGGTGTCCCGCCCAATAGCCATGAAGTCCCAGCGGCACCTCACATCCCAAGGCTCTGGAATGTTCCCTGAGTTTTTGTAAGCCAAGTTATATGTAGATAGCGATTGGGCCGAGGGACAAAAATCCAAAAAGTTTGGCGGATATACGGCGCTTCCAACAATCATCTTGTAGATATTCCTTCCGTTGGACGCCATTCCTCCTTCGTATTTGTGGCCCAGAATGCCCAATTGCTTGTGGTATTCCGCATCCAAGTCATCCACCCATCCAACCTTCATTGGGACGCAGTCTGGCTCCCAGAAATAAAACGGGACGATTGTCGAATACATGACTGCTGCAACATCAGCAAACATCTGGTTTGGGCCAAGCGGCCAGCCATCAAACCCATCCTGAACAAACAATTGCTCAACTTCTTGAAAAGACTTCTTTAATTCTTGGATGATAAAGTTGCAATTTTTGGTGTCTTGCTTGGTGCAGACATAAGCCTTGTGACGCATATTGACTCCCATGGCGGTAATCGCCTTGGCAGACTCCATCGCCAGTTCGGCATCCCCCTTGTGATAGGCAAAGACTATGTTCATTGTGCGTCGAAGTTCATCGGCCAGCTTGGATGAATCGGATCTTCCAGTCGAATGCGGACGTTGCGCTTTCCAGCCTTTGTTAGCTGGTCGGCCTGAAGAGTTGCCGCTTCGTGACTCAGTCCAAACCCATGAAGTTCGACAACATTGTCTCCATGGCACACAATGAATGTTTTGGTTTTATCGCTCATTTTTTCTTTTTCTTGGTTTCTGCTTGGTTGATGTACTTTTCAAAAAGTTTGCAGCAATCTCTGGCCATCTCGATTTCTGATTCTGGGTCGAAGAAGTAACCGCCGCGTTCAGCGTAGAGTGCTTCCATCGGCATGGGGCTTCCTCTGCGGAAGCGTGGGCCAACCACGAATGGGGAAACGGAGTCTTCATTGATAACAGTTAATACTACTTTGAATCTGGCCATGGACTCCAATACTTAATCACACGCTCAAGTATATGTCCAACACCACTCCATCCATGGTGGGGATGGTAGTGGCAGGCCCACTTTAACGGTGGATTTGACTCGTCGTTTTTAATGAGATAGATTCCCTCTCTGTCGGGCTTCATCTGGTTGTAATCATTCCAAGTGATCATAGTAGGTATGACAAGAAAAACTCCACTCCGTTCAAAAACTCCACTAAAAAGAACGCAAAGCCTCAAGCGCAGCGGAAGGTTGCGGTATGCATCCCCCAAGCGCCAGCGCGAATACAATGAGTATGCAAAGGTTAAGAAAGCTTACTTGGCATTGCATCCAATGTGCGAGAAATGCAAAAAGACGAAGAGTCAGGACATTCATCACAAGGCAGGACGAAATGGGCGCTACCTTTGCGACTACAGTCTGTTTGCCGCGCTTTGCAGGGATTGCCATGATTGGTGCCATCAGAATGGACGAGAGGCCCGTAAACAGGGTTGGGTTATTGATACAATTCATGTTCCTCAAGATCGGGAGGAAGAACCTTCATAAGTTCAATTTCATAACCAAAGTCAGGTTCGTACTGGCGAATAATTGGATTCCAGATTTTGCCCTTGGGGGCCGTCCAGTTGCGAAAAGCATCTACGGCATTAACCCAGCTTGTTTCTAGTGGGGCATTCCATTCTCTTTCTGGTGGGAAATTCCAAGGATAGGGACGAGGTGGATAAGAAACACAACCACTTGCAATAAGTAGCGCGATTCCTATCCCTGCTCTTTGAAGTCGTAAAACCATAGCTCCTCCTCGCTTTCACTGACCCAACGGCTCCCAGTGTGTTCACAACTAAACTCTTGGCTGAATACTTTCCAGTCGGGCTTTTGCGGAAACTTCTTGGCAATAAACGATCCTCCATCCATCCATAACACGCGATTGTTGGGCTGGATGAAGTATTGCCCATTACCCGCAAATACATGACCACAGTTGTGCGCTATCACGCCATCTGCAATGTACGAGTGATCGTCCTCAACTGAAAGATCATAAAGAAGGGCGGTGCCAAAATCTTCTAAAGATTTTATCTTAGAAGTAATTCTACCATCAGCATATTTTGTGAAGGTATTTTGTTTTTTGTCAATCATCCACCTTACGGAATATCTCGGCTTACACTTGTAGGTGGTTTTGTGAATTTTGCATAAATCGTTATCTCTGTCGCGATAATAGATTTTGGGATAATATCCACAAACCCGAAGAAGCATCGCTACTCCAATAGCAAGTTTTTTAGAAACACTGGTTATTGATCTTTCATTGGTGTCTTTTGTTATAGAACCGTCAGAAAGAAAATATCCATAGATGAAATCCTCAATCAGGCTTTTGTCTAAAGAATAAATCCAGTTTGGAATTCTTTTTGCCCAAGAGTATCTACCAA